GCGGTTAAAAAAGAAGAGATTGATGAACCTAATACGTTCGAAAGACTTAAAAGAATTTTATAGGAGACTTAAATGACTAGCAGAGCAGTTATAGATTATACAATGGAAGACGATTCTCTTGGCGTAAGAGATGCTTTATATTCTGCAATTCAAGACCGTGTTATGGCACATATTGAAGCAAAGAAAGCAGAAATAGCGGCAAACTTTATTACACCACATCAAGAAGAGACAGATGTTGAGGTCGATGAAGACCTAGAAAATGAGATGAAATATTATGCTAATGTACCAGAAGGTGTTGAGGTATTTGTACCAAAACAATCTATTACAGAAGCAAAAGATAAAAAGCCTAAAGAAGAGCACCCATGGAGAATGGACAAAGACCGTGAAGGTACTGGCTACCATGAAATCAATTCTGTGCGTCCTAAGACAGCATTAGTAAATGGTGTTCCTAAGAACCTAGGTCTTGAGCATGATGGTGTTCATAGTCACGCTTTTGAGAATCAACATGAGGCAGAGAAAGCCGCATTTGATTTAGCGAGCCGTGGTCACATGTGTACTCATCACTGCCCACAAGGTTACGCTAAAGCGGTTATTCAACCACATCACTCAATGGCGATTGGTTATTAATGAAATCAATTAGAGAGTTTATTGATATTAAATCATCCGAGGCGGAAACGCTTTCGGAGGACTCTCTATTGGAAGCCCCACAAGGTAAGGAAGTCTCTGCAACGAAGACTGACTTACCTTCTCTTTTGACGTTACAAAGAAAATCAATACGCCGTCTACCAAACGGTGAAAAGGTTGCTTTGTACTATGCCAGTAAGATTAATAAATATGTAACAATACCATATTCAGATGTTCATTCTGAAGAATATGAAAAAGGTAACAATTTAGAATGTCTTCAAGACATAGTAGAGAGCAATAAAGCTAATGCAATTATTTTTGAAGATGGTAAAACGATGATGGTAAATATTGCAACTGCAAAGAAAGTCTTAAGACTACACGAGTCTTTAGATGCCACAAATCGTTTAAAGATTTATAGAATGGTTGATGAGAGCAAAGAACAGTTTAAGAAAGTAGTTGGTTTTGCTTTCACACATATAAAATAAGGTAAAAAATGGCAAATCAATATACATACCAAATTATAAAAGATAATGTCAATCACACTATCATTAAATTGACTGGTCAGTTTGATGGTAGCGGTCAAGAATCTAATCTTAATAGAATTCAAGCAAACACACTTTACGGCGCTTTAAATACTGCCGGTGGTGCATTGTCAGGTGGTGGTACATCATTACCATTTTACGGATTATTAATCAATCGTGTTTGGTATGATGTTAGCGGTACAGGTAACGCACAATTAGTTTGGTCTTCAGATACAGCACAAACTATATTCTATATGACTGGCGGACATGAATACGATGCTATGGGAAATTGGGTAACTATTCCTAACAATGCATATGGTCAAGCTAACTGTAATGGAAATATTGGTATCATAACTCACGGTATGTCTGCAAACGATGGTTACAGTATTGTAGTAGAAGTACGTAAAGATAACATCTATTATCAACGTGGACATCTTGATGATCCTGCTTCATTCAATTATGGCATTTATAGAACTACACCTTAATCATGGCTAACAAATATACTTACCAAGTCTTAAGAGATACTACAACAGATGCTGTGATTAAACTCACAGGTAGTTTTGATGGTGCAAGTGGTCAAGAAGCAAACACATCTAGAATTCAAGCAAATAGTCTTGCTGGTGCGATTGCAACTAACGGTTATCTTGTAGCAAATTCTACAAATTCTTTTGCTAATACACCTTTATCATATTATGACCTTCAGTTAACCGGTTTAAAATATTTTGTCAACTTCCCAACAAATACTGTTGGTGGTGTTGAAATCTTTTGGTCTGGCAACGGCACATCATTCTCAACACAGTATGCAAACTCTGCAACGATAGTGCATTTGAATGGTCAAGGTGAGATGGGTATGGGAGAACAATTACCATCTATTCTAAATAATTCTGGTGCAACAGCAAACGGATATATTATACCAGCAAACGTTGGTCTTGGTGATATCGGTGTTACTACACAAGGTGCAACTGCAAACTGTGCGTATACATTAATATTGCAAGTGAGAAAGAATAACGCTCAATATCAACGTGGTCAGTTCAATGATCCGGCCGCATTTAACTACGGAATATACAAACAAATACCATGAAACTAATCAAAGAAATTACAGAATCGGTAAACTATATTACCGAAGAAAAAGATGGAAAGAAAACTCTATTCATCGAAGGTCCTTTTTTAGTTACTGAAAGAGAAAACAAGAATAAACGTCTGTATGAACACGGTACAATGCTTAAAGAAGTTAAGCGTTATACTGAAGAGTACATCAATAAAAACCGTGCATACGGTGAATTAGGTCATCCAGACACACCTTCGATTAACTTAGACCGTGTATCACACATCATTACTTCTCTCAAAGAAGACGGTCATCAGTTTATCGGAAGAGCAAAAATACTTGATACCCCAATGGGACAGATTGCCAGAAACCTTATCGAAGGTGGTGGTCAACTAGGAGTCTCATCTCGTGGTATGGGTTCATTGAAGAATGTTAATGGAGTCAACATTGTTCAAGACGATTTTTATCTAGCCACAGCGGCAGATATTGTAGCTGATCCATCAGCACCAGGTGCGTTTGTACAAGGTATAATGGAAGGCAAAGAGTGGATGTTAGTAGACGGTGTATGGACAGAACGTCAATTAGAAGAATCTAAGAAGATGATTCGTCAAGCTACACCTAGAGAGATTGAAGCGGTCAGCTTGCAAATCTTTGAAAACTTCATCAAAAAATTATAAAATATAAATATACCAATACGAATCATAGGAGATTTACAAAATGGGAAAATTCAATCTGTCAGATGCCGCTAAAGCTATTTTGAACGAAGGCTCAAAAGAGACTTTAGAAGGTAACGTAAAACAAAAGATGAGTCAAAGAGGATCCGACAAGCATCCAAGTGGTGAAGTTGGAAAAGATGCCGTTAAGCCAAATATTGCTTACGGTTCTAAATCTGCTGGTATGGTAGGTCAATCACCAGAAGAAATGGATGATGCATTACCAGATTACTTAAAAGGCACACCAACAGCAACAGCACCAGGTGCAACACCACCTGTAGGTTCAGAAAAAGACGGTGTTGGTTATTCTAAGCCAAAAGGTCAACCACAAGAAACAATGGGACGCAAAGACATTATGGTACCTGCACAAGATACAGCTAATCAATACGATGCTATCCGTGACCGTGTTGCATCAAAATTAGCAAAACAAACAATGAAGCCAAATCCAGGTGCTACATTCCAATCATATGGTGAAGGTATTGACCTTTCTGATGACGTAAATGCGTTGCTAGAAGGTGAATCTTTATCTGAAGAATTCAAATTAAAAGCAACAACAATCTTTGAAGCCGCTGTTACATCACGCATCGAAGCAATTGTTGAAGAAGTTGAAGCAAGTTTAGTAGAACAATACGAAGCTGGTATCGAACAAATCAAAGAAGAACTAGCAGAAAAACTAGACCAGTATATTGATTACTTTGCAGAACAATACATGATTCAAAACGAATTGGCAATTGTTTCCGGTCTACGTGCAGAAATTGCCGAAGACTTTATGACAAGCCTGCGTAACGTATTCATGGAACACAATATTGACATTCCAGAAGAGCAAGTTCAAGTTGTCGAAGAGTTGACAACAAGAGTTGAAGAACTAGAACAAGCCTTGGATGAAGAAGTCAAAAACGCCGTTGCTTTAAAGAGAGCATTAAGCGAACAAGTAAAAATTGAGGCTATCCACACAGCTTGTGAAGGCCTAACTCAGACTCAGGAAGAAAAATTAAAATCACTCGCAGAGGGTGTTGAATTTACTACTGAAGAAGAATTTAATGCTAAACTAAACGTTTTGAAAGAATCTTATTTCAAAGCAGACGTTAAAGTTGCAGAAAGTTCTATGCTGAACGAAGGTATTGAAATTGAAGAAGAGAAGAAACAAAACGTTTCAACAGATGATTCAATCAATCAATATGTCAGAACTATTTCACAAACTTTGGTAAAATAATAAATAAACTACCAATACAAGATACTAATAAGGAGAACAACTAATGTATCTATCCGAAGAACTACAAAAGAAATGGCAACCAGTTCTGGAGCACCCAGAATTAGAAGCAATTAAAGACCCATACAAGAGAGCAGTTACATCTGTTATTCTTGAGAACCAACATCAAGCGATGCAAAAAGACCGTCAGGCTTTGCATGAGACTACAGATACTGGTCCTACAAACGTTACTGGTGGCGTTCAGAACTTTGACCCAATCTTAATCAGCTTGGTTCGCCGTTCATTACCAAACTTGATTGCATATGACATTGCTGGTGTACAGCCAATGACAGGTCCAACAGGTTTGATTTTCGCAATGCGTGCCCGTTATACAGGCCAAGGTACTGGTAATGCTGAAGCGTTCTATAACGAAGCAAACACAGTATTCACTGGTGCTAACACAGGTACTCAGTACAACGAATACGGATTCTCTGGTAACACAGCATCTGATACATCAAACAACTACTTCGCATCTACATTCGGTGCTCCAAATGGTGCAAACAACTTCACAACTGGTATCGGTATTCAAACATCAATGGCTGAATACTTGGGTTCAGACTCTAATACTGCTTTCCAACAAATGGCATTCTCTATCGAGAAAGTTACTGTTACAGCACAATCTAGAGCATTGAAAGCTGAGTACTCTTTAGAACTCGCACAAGACTTGAAAGCAATTCACGGTCTTGATGCAGAAACAGAATTGTCAAACATTCTGTCTACAGAGATTCTAGCTGAGATTAACCGTGAAGTTATCCGTACAATCTATTTGTCTGCCGTTCCTGGTGCACAATACGGTACAGTAACAAAAGGTTATTTCGACTTAGATACTGACTCAAACGGTCGTTGGTCTGTTGAGCGTTTCAAAGGTTTGATTTTCCAAGTTGAGCGTGATGCTAACGTTATTGCAAAGCAAACTCGTCGTGGTAAGGGTAACGTGATGATTGTATCATCTGACGTTGCTTCCGCTATGGCAATGGCTGGTGTATTGTCTTATACTCCTGCTCTACAAGCTGACTTGCAAGTTGACGATACAGGTAACACATTCGCTGGATTGTTACATGGTCGTATCAAAGTTTACATCGACCCATACTTCGGTGGTTACCAACAAAATATCGAATTGGCAACAATCGGTTACAAAGGTACATCACCATATGATGCAGGTCTATTCTACTGCCCATACGTACCGTTACAAATGGTTCGTGCAGTTGACCAGTTCACATTCCAACCAAAAATTGGATTCAAGACTCGTTACGGCATGGTAGCA